TTAAAGCAATCCCTCTGCACGCATGATATCCGCTACCCTCGATAGCTTCCTAATTGCTTCGAATTGATTTTTACCCGGATTCGATGCCTTTTTATACAAATCCTTGACCCTCGTTTCGAGTGCCGCGGCATTCAATAACTGGCCTTGCAAGTTATCATTCAGCTCCATGCTTAATTCAATCTCAGAAATATCCGATCGCACCTTATCCATACTGTAACCAGGGCAAGCGGTTGGCGTCATTTCTCCGTGAGATCTCAGCTCCTTAAAAGCCGGCATACTGGATTTAGCGATATAGTAGGCCATGTACAGGGCGGCACGATCAGCATCGTTCAGCACATCATTGCCGGCGTAGTTCCCTGATACGGATATATGGACGGTGTAGCCATTATTAGAAGCAACGCCATACGTAAAGTCCGTTAGGTCGTTGCAAATGTACAACTTGCCATTCCTTATGAACAGATGATAGGGGAAGCCTCCGTCTCCTTTGGAGCGGTTTTTCTTCGAATTAATGTGCGTTGTGGAGATATTCTGAATAAGTTGTTCGTCCGTGTATTTAGCTGTAGAGGACTTAGACAATGCATCATGGTGCATAACTATGTCTGTCAGCGCTTCGACGTTTCTAGGAGGGTTTATGACCGTCCATCCGCCATTTGGGTTAACAGGTAACTTTCCGCGTAAGTCGATAACTGGGACGGCTGCAAGGTTATTGGGCAGTATCTTGGGTAAAATCCATTGTGTCATTTGCCGGCCCCTTTCCAGTTTCAACCTTCGATTTATCTACACCGCCCTCAACCCAAATATAAATCAGATTGGAAATCGAGCCGGCTGCGATATTTATAACAGGCATCCACTTGTTAACTTCGGGATCGATGTCCACAACCCCTGTTACGAATAAATAGAAGCTAAGTCCATTTACTGCCAACGAGCCTATTAGAGCTTGGAATTTTCTCGACCCTAACTTTTTTAGATATTCTTTCATTTTCATCACTCCCCAATACGATTTTAATTGCTTCTTTGAGTTCGTCACTGTAACCTTCCTGATTTCTTCGGGACCATTCCATGTAATGCCCTCCCTTTCTAATAAGAGGTCAACTTTCTGCTCCAGCCGGCTTTTCTTCTCGTGATAGAACGGTAGTAGCCGCAGCAAAGACTTTTGAACAGACTTCATTTTCAGGAACGCCAGTATACCCATTACGATGGCTGTTGTCGTTGCTCCATGTTTCCATAGGTTTTCGATCATGGTTATGGACCACGTTATCCAATCTTGCATAGGCATTACCTCTATATAAAAGTTTGTCATACGTTTCACGATCAACAAAAAGAGCGATAAGTCTCAATGACTCGTCGCTCAGTGGTGAATATAAGTATTCATCTTCATGGAATTCAATAGGTGGATCCATAGTTACCTCCACTTCCTTCCCCCCTTACCTCGCCCGCGCCTCTTACTCTTTCCCACCGCTTTATGGAGCATGTCCCGCACTCTTGAGTCTTTCAAGTGTCCGCTGACGTCTTGCTTAGGTTCAATTTTCAACTCTATCGATAAGTACACTGTTATTACGTTGCGAATTGTAGATCCATCATGGAACACGACGAAAACATTCGTTTTATCGAGCAGCATTTCATGATTTCTTGGTGAAGGTGTGAAAGGGACAGTTTGCAATCTAGCTTCTAGCCACTTTTCGGATATATTGCGTTGGGCACATCTCAATTTGGCATGATCGGTGAATCGTATTTTCATTAGTTGGATCTCTCTCCCTAATCATATTTTCACTCCTCTATAGGCAAAATGTAGCAATTGTAGTAAACTTATGACGAAAACTTCCAATTGAGGAGAGTATACATGGAAAGTAAATTTGTAATTACATTTGAAGAAGATAAAGAATATAGACGCTTTTTAGTTTCACACGTTATGACGAGAATACATAGAGAAATGGCAGTAGTTGATCTTGTTGAAGAAGTCATCCCTAACGCAAAGAAATTTTTATTCAATGATGACAATTCCTTTACAAGAATGGAAGGAGAATCTAGCTTAATCAATCATGTCCATGCTACTATTAGCATTCAACCCGATCAGTTACCATTTATCATAGAATCTCTTCAAAAGTTGTATAATGATTATAAGACTGAAAATAACGGTAGGTGATTAAATGAGTAGGTCACCACTAAATTCAATTGAAGCATTACGAGAAGTTGCTTCTCAGCAAACGATCCCTATTCTTAGATGGGCTAAATATGCTAATATGCAGATACAAGGGATCACAAATGAACAAGAACAGATACGTGAAGCACTTAAGCAGATATCTGTAGAGATGTATACTTCCGCCGGTAGGGAGGATGATTCCATGAGCGATATTACTCAAAAATTAACGGAAATCCATGGCCGACTTGGAACCGTAGAGACTGATATCAGTAATTTAAAATCAAATTTCGCCAGACTTGATGACCGTGTTGAAAAAGGCTTCGCTAAAATGGAAGCCAAGATGGATAAAATACTGGAAAAGTTTGATCAAGTTCCTACAAAGGATTATATCCAAAAGGAAATTCAAGCTCCCGTCGCAACTATTAACACTCAATTAGTTGAAGTGAAGAAGGATATAGAATTCTTGAAAATAAAAAGCAACGACGCTGTAACCAACAAAAAGTTTTGGATTGGAATTGGTGTCTCTTTAGTTGCGGCAGCAGTTGCCGTATACAAAATAATAGTTGGTTAAGAAAAAAGACACCTAATTAAAGGTGTCTTTTCTTATGGTTAGACGTGCAATATGATAATTATTAGCTTGTAACCTCTTCAGCCCATGCGAATACCCGTCCCAAGAAGGGTACCTTATCACCAACATAATAATAGACTGACTCGATCTTCGGCAGGATGAATAGACAAACAAGAATAAATCCTATTATCAGTACCCATCCACCGGCAACCATCCATTTATCCTTTTTGGTGTCGTACAAGATATTACCTCCTTGGCATAGGAACCCCGGCTTCTCGGAGTTTGGAATTTACATCCAAGTATATCTCGTTTATTTGCGCTTGAACATCCCTTAATTTTTGAGCCTTCTCCTCAGCAGATATTGTAGTATCACCAGTAATATTCCGCTTAGAATCGTTAAGTTCTGATAACCGCTTTGACGCAGATCCTTTGGCACGCGAGGTAGCTAATTTATAAACCTCATCGTTGTACCAGTCAGGAAGCTTCTTGCCGACGTCTACATTATCAGTTCGCGCATTAATTAGACTTTCTTTAGCTGTATAAAAATCATCTGATAAAGTGTTCGTAAATACAGGATCAACAATGAAGTTTTTAAGCAGTGTATTGCGCGTCGTCCCACCACCTACATCGGACATAAGTGGGAGAATTAAACGTGCTGGGTCTCCACCATAAGCGCGGATGAGGTAATCCACCTGTATAGGTGATATCTTCAATTTTTCGCCTAGCCATTTAGCAGGATCGCTCGTTCTCTCATCAAATTGCTGACCTGGAGAACGTCCTGTCAAGCGTTGCGGTACAATTGGAGCGCCGGTAAAGCTTTGATTGGCACCAACTGCAAAGAAAGGAGCGGCAACGGTTGCGTTGAACCCTCCTGTAATGCTTTGTTTTAATCCTCCTCCTTGCGTCGGGCCTTGAAGTAGCCCTGATACTGCAGGAGGCGTAAATGCGTTAACCAGACTACTCAAAGTACCTTTGTATGCTTCCGGATCTTTATTGATTACATCATTAAGAACATCAGTTAAAAATGAACCGAATGCCAAGTATTCTGGCGGCATGAACTGTTTGTTGAAAGTGCCATCCGCATTTTTACTGATAATGATATTCCGGTAGCGTTCACGGGCCGGCAGCTTTTGATAATCCGGATCGTCGTTGAACCGCGCATATTCATATAGTTTAGGAGCAATCACGAGCGATAATAAGCCGCCTGTCGTTTTAACAGGATGCTTTATGAAGGATTGCCCTACCCTCCGAATACCTTGAACCGCCGCATTGCTGTAGGGAATAAATGCCTCGATGTTGTTCGACCAGTCACCCCTACGTGAGAAGTTAACCGTAGATTCACGAGCTGCATTAATTGCATTTCGCACATTCTCAGGTGTCCGCTCTTTCCCCTTCATCGCCCTACGGAATGCCGCCATCCGGTTTGCATTCTCGGACAAATCAGCCGCCTTCTCAAGGACTTTGAATGGCGCTTTGATCGTCTTAGCTGCACCCTTAACAATCCCTTGTGGTGATAGAAATGGATCTCTTCGCAGGTCGCTAATCGTTGTATTTAGCTTCCTATCACCTCGCAATAATGCGGAGTATTCGCCCCCTGATCTTCTGAAATCCTCGGCCAGGTTCCTCAGTCCCGGTATCTTCAATGCGTCTGCTAAGGAACTGATCATAGCATGCGGAAGGTCTACAGCTAGATGTTTGAAACCGTTAGGTGATTGAATCGCCGCTTGGACTGAATCGGCCGTCAAACTCTTTACCGCGAACATTGGTGCAAGTAATCCCGTTGCTCCTCGTTTTGTAGCATCTGAAAAGAGTCTCATACCTGCCATAACAATATTAGCTTGATCTGCTCCCATTCCGAGCAACGCTTTTACTGCTTCAGCATCATGCACCTTTACGAATACCGGCTGTCCCTTGACCATGGCCCTAACGATATTCTCATCCCCTGCGGAATTCTTCTTAAACAGGGACTTGAAATCATTGTCCAGCAGCTCTAGGAATTCCTCTGACCCACCGTCACGCAGCGCATCATCCAAATTTTTATAGCTTGTGGTGGGCTTTTTAACGATCTCTACGATACCTTTCATGCCATCAGGATCCGCTTGAATTGCCTTAACGATCTCCTGCATACTGCGGTTACGAAGCTCTGCACTTTTCCAAGCATAGGTTTGTTCGATTGCCGAGCGCAACGGAGTTACAATGCGACGTGTGGAACCGGTCGGGCTTACCTCTTTGATTGGTGCGCTCTGACCTGAGAACCCAGAACCTCCACCGAACTTTGGTTGTGCTAACTTCTCACCAACCGTGAACTGCCGGCGCATGGATGCGTAGTTTGGATTAGCCTGGCGCATTGCATTTCTAGCAGCCTCGCTTATCAATCCTTCACGTACCCCGGAATCTAATAGATTCGTATTGAACGTATCCCACTCCTGCCCAATCTCCTTAAGTGCAGGATAACGTGCCTCAAGCTTCTGAACGGCTTCTCTAGCCTTATCAGGAGTCATCTTAAGTGCATCATCATATACCCGTTCGCCTCTCTCCATGCGCGTTATAGCATGTCTAAGTACGAGGTAATCATCGACATTCTTGCCAAGTCCACGAGTTTTTTTCATAATATCGTCTAAGCTGCCGCCGATTACATTGCCTTCAAGATCGACAAACTTGTCACGGATAATGGTGTTTGCTACGTTATTTGCTCTAGCAGAGTCCATTGCCGCATCGTATGTCTTCCGGCTGATCTTGTTGAGCGGAGAAAGGTAGTCCACTGTATTGTGATACGTTGATCGTGCAGCTTGTTTCGTTCCTTCTATCGCTCCGCTGACGTTATTTCGTAGCGGATTATTGACGATTTGCTGCTCTGTTGTTACGATTCGATTGCTTTTGTTGGAGCCGAACGGCGTTATTCCAATACCTTTGTCACCGAATAGCTGAGAAAACCAACTGTTTTGCGGTTGTGATGCGGCTGCAGGCGCTTCAGGTGCGTTAGTAGACAATGCCATCCTTGTATTCTGAGGTGCATCAATAGCCCCTGCTACACGTCCCATACGAAGCCTCTCAACCTCGTTCTTGAAGTTCGGCGTATTGCCTCCCAGGATGTCATCAAGATTATAGCCTCGCTCCTTCGCTACCGATCGGGCCACATCGTACATGTTCATATTGCCTTTAATGTCATTCGCTAGCTGGCGCATATCCTCGTATGGCAGTTTGCGGATCTCGTTCAGGGATACATCGCCAAGATGCGGTTTAAGCCACTTAGCCAGCTCGTTAGGGTTTTCTAGCGGCGGTGTGATGCGTTCAGTTACGATCGGGCTTATCTCGCTCATAACCCTGTTTACGTAGGTGTCGGGACCGCCTACCTTGAGACGTCCGGTTGTAACTGCATCGCCAGCTTGTTGGATGGATCGTGCAGCGCCTAATTGATTGCCAATAACGCGTTCTGCCGCGTTCTCAGCAACCATTCCTGCACCTCTTCCAAGACCGGATAATGCGGCGCCACCAGCAGCGCCCAGACCTGCACCAATTAGAGCTTGTTTGCCGGCTTCTTCTAGACCACCACGAGGATTCGACGCTAACGATTGACCAGCTGCTAACGGCGCGCTTACAACGCCTTCCTTGATTGCTTCACGTCCGACCGTAGGCAATAGTCCTGTGCCGAGACCAAGTTTAGGCGCTGCCCGGGAAATAAGGCTCCCTGTTGCTGCTGTAGCCCCGGTAATGGCTGTCAGTCCTGCACCTGGTGTATAAAGCTGCTCAGCCACTTTTGCCCCTGGTCTAGTAGTAGCTTCAACGGCATCAAATACCTTTAACACATCGCCAATTACAGGTATGTCACGACCCGGCTGCTGTGCGTTCTCTGCAAGCCTCAGTTGCCTTCCGGATGGTGCAGTAGGACCAAACACCGGACGTAGATCCCGGTTAACGCTTTGCGGCGTGAATGCGGTTGTCGCTGTGCGTAGCTGGCTTTCTACGCTTGGAAGAGGGGAAGGTGTGGACCTCTCCACCCTTTCCTCTGTTTGACGCGCCGACTGTTGCCGCCGTTCTTCCTTTTCCTTTTGGATACTAGTGCGTCTACGATCAAACGCCGAGCCGCCACCAGTTCCACCACTTGATGTTTTTTTAGCTGGTTCAGCAGTCTTGATGCCCAACTGCTCCCGGCGTTTATCGAATATGCCCATGCTTCACGCTCCTACTCTGGCAAAGGAATGCCAAACTTTTTATACAACTTGACCATGTCCGATTCCGATAGATTCGGATTATCCAGGATCATACTCTCTATAAGCGATAACTGGTTAGGTGATGGAGGACCAGCAACGTTTTTGCCCCCCGGCAAGTTGTTGATGATGTATGTTTCCATTGATGCAGCGCTTCTTGGTAGGTTAATGTCCTGTATCACTGAAGCTGTAGACGGTTTGGAACCGCTAGAGCCGCCAGATCCACCAGATCTACCTGAGCCGCCGCCACCTGAGCTTATCCTCGCTTCTTGCGCACGATCTAATGCAATTCGTGCATCAGATTGGGATAATTGACGATTTTGTACAGCTTTTTCAAGCGCAAACTCTTCACCCCATTGCGCTACATCTCTATCAAATTCCGCTTTATAGCGTTCATCAGCGATTTTGTCACGACTAGCACCATATGCAAACTCCTTATCATATCGACTATCCGCGACTTGATCCCTACTTACTCCATATTCAAAATTCCTATTGAATTGCTCGTCGGCTACTTGATCTCTTGAGGAAAGGCGAGAAAGTTCATCCCTCGATAACCCCAATTGCTCAGAACCAAGCCATTCGTTGAAGTCTTGCCCCCGATTACGGAATGCATTGTCCTCAGATCGATTGACTAACGCTTGCGCCATTTCAGCAACTTGCGCAGCTCTTTGAGCATCCAAGTCTTTGATGGAGTTTTGACCAGCTATACTCACCTTATTTTGCAGGTCAGCCGCTAATCCGGATTGAGCGCCCCCACGCGCTGATGCGAGCTCCCCAGCGTTTAGGGAGTTTTGATACTGCTCTGCTTTGACGTTCTCAGCGGCCCGGGCATATAGCGGATCAACCTGCTGGTTCGACTGCGCCAGAGCCGTTGCGTAATCCATGGCTGAGTAAGTCTTAGGCGCGAATTGTCCCGCGGCTGATTGTTTCATAGCCGGTTCGTTCTGTGTTTTTTGCGTACCTGACGTGCCTTGAACGCCATAACCCACGCGCATAGCATCAGCTAGTATCTTGGCTCTCAAGCCACTGTCACCTGATGCGTATCTTGCATTTTGATCCGCAGCGTATTTATCGATGCCGCCATAATTCTTTTCGAAATAGTCAAGCTGACCTTGATTCAGTTTTGGCGCTGTCGGGTTAGGCGTGAAACTCGCGTTCGCCTGTGAGGTCGTAGCCGGCGTTTGTGGCTTCAACGTACTGTATTGCGCTGCATTCGCCGCATTCGTAGGAGCGATGCCGTTATTCTTTTTGCGCTGCAATTCCGCTGTAATTTGCTGGGCAGTCATTGCCATCCGTTTACACCGCCTGACCTGTTATTTCTGTGTATTGTTCGTTTGTTATTTTCCCGGCTGTGACAAACTTCATTACGTCTGAATTGAGGTATCTACCTGCGTCATAGTGCCGTTTAACAATGGTAAACCAGTCCATTACAGAACACCTCCATCGATTAGTGCTAGAAGCAATGCAGCTTGCTCACTTTGCGTTTGTTCCAGTGCTATTTGCGTATCGATCAATTCCATAGCAATCATTGCTGATTCGTTTTCGAGCTGCTCAATTCGTAGTTGATCCGGCGTTTTCTTTGGCTTCTCAGCTTCGATTTCCTCTGGTGTTTTATCGCGTGGCTCAACGTCGATCAGTTCGCCGTTAGCGTCGGTTATGATCGAGAAGTATGGGAAAAGGGTCATAATCTTAGCGGCCAGCGCTGATTGATCATCAATGAAATATGAATCCGGATATGTCTCAGGAGTGTGCCAATCTGCCGACTCATAGCTTCCGTTTGCATGTAGGATCATGGTTAACCTCCTATCTCAATGCGATGTAGTTGTAAACTTGAGTGCTTTCGTTTGTTTTAGCATTCGCGCTGTTGTAAACCGTAATTTTATTTGTCCCGATAGTTACCGTATCTGTCCCGTTCCGCTTTGCGTTTGAACCAGTTACTGACAATGCCATGAATGTTGGATCAATTACGGCGTTGCCAGGGTCTCTACGTGTTAGATATACAGCACTCGGAGTGAACGGTAGTGCAATGTCGCGAGTTGCAGCGCCGTCTCCTGTGTAGGAGCCTTTGTCGTATGGTGCGTAAATCGAGGTGTATACAGGATTCCATGAACCCCAGCCGCCTGCCGTGGTTCCTTTTCTCCACCATACCCCATCATCGCCGTAAGCGGTCTGGTGCGCAGGTCCACCAGAATCATCGTGCCAGCCTCTAAACGAGTAAACGACATAAAAGTTACTCGCAAGCCCTATCGAGGATCCCGTTTTAAAATCAATGGATACTCTGCTAGGAACATCGGCTGGTAGCGTGTTTACCTCTCTTGTATCTACGACGGATATATCACCAATCATAAGCGGAAGCGTTAAAGAACCTGTCATTGTTTCGCTGCCGGAAGTATTTACAAACGCCGCTATAACATCGGGTGCTAGTTTGGCGTAGTCGATTGTGCCGGCCGGTATCTCTTCATTGATAAGGTCCTGTACTTGCCCCTCAAGAACGGTTATGTCACCTTCAGCCGCAACAATGCGTGTATCGTGGTTGTTATGGCCGGCGATAAGTTGATTTAATTCATCGTTCATTTGAGTGGAAACAATTCGTTGCCCAGCAATAAACGTGTAGAGTCGATTAAGTAGCCCCACCTTCTCACCCCTTTATTTTTTTAACTTTGTACACTTGAGCGAATCGATATATTGTCAATGGCTGATCTAGTAAATCATTTGTAATGACATATTGGATGTTGTTCCCTTTCTTCCTTAGCTTGGCATTCTTTATGATTACATTTCGAATACCCCAAGAAACTTCATCCCAATTCCCTTCATCCCACACACCTGATTCGTCGGTCGAGATGGCGTTGACATCCACTTCCAGACTGTCAATGATAACTTTTAAATTGAATTCCGAACTCTGTGCCTCGTACTGTCTGGCAATTACCTTGAGCGTTCGGAACTTCTTAACTTGCGCATCGTATCCAAAATCGCTATTTTTCGTCTTCATCATGAAAGAGATGATCGCGCCGCTATCATTGAATACCGCGGTATCAAACTTATATATGAACCCACTTTCAGCGGAGAAGTACAGCACCCCATTACGATCTAAAAAGTCATTGGCCGGCACGTTCGTCCATTTGGTCCAGCAACGCAGGATCGTGTCATAAACCAGCGTCAGACCGCTTGGAAACGATAGATAATACTTGTTGTCGGAATACTCCCCAACTGCCTTCGCTTTGTCGGACTGTGATATGCCGTTTAAAGTCGTCTCAACGCTCGATATGACCGTTTTACCATCCTGCACGACAGATATTAGATCCGCGCTGATATAGTCTCTATCGGTGCTGTAGAGGCTGTATACGCCATCGTCTGATAGGTAGAACAGGTTATTGCCGACATAGGCCACACTTTCAGGAGCAATACAGCCGCTTGGAACGTTGATACGGCGCATTTCATAGTCGTTTATGGTCCGGCCGTCGCCAGTTAAAGCCCACATTGACCGCCGATTTAATATAATAATCGCGTTCCGGAATGTCCGGAGCGTTATGGATTCGTCGTTTTGTTCGCTTACAAGGTCGAAAAAGAATGTAGCCGGGAAGTAATCGAATGTAGCATAGCCTAAGATCGGGTCATGATGGCAGAAGCTCAACCGGTTTTTGACCGTTGCATGGGCCAGCGCAAATATGCGGTCCTGCTTGATTGCGATTGCCCGGAAATTAGTGAGATTAACAAGATCATTCGATCCCGGGTCAGTAGTTTCAGCGGTAGAGGGTGTATGCGGAACAACTTCCCTCACGTCCGTCCCGTTGTATACCTTTAGCTTTCCACCGTCTGCAATGAGCGTAACGTCCACTAAGGTACGGTTCTTGTACGTCAGCATGCTTGTATTGTTCGATGTGAGAGCCGTGATTCCGCTGAATGGGATAGGCGAGAAGGTGCCGGCAGTATCCTTGTGTAGAGCCAGGTTAGAAACGGCCAGAAATTCACTCGTACCGTTGTTTTTATAGAACGTGTATAGACGCTTCACAGCGCTCGGTAAGGCTACTGTGTTGTATTTGGTATATCCGTGCCGTTTTGCTACGAAACCGCGCCCTATGATGGCATTCTGCACGTCTGTAAGAGATTTGTCAGAGACTAATGCAGGATCGTCCTTGTCATTCAATCCAAGTGAGAAGTCGCGTAGTGGATAGAGAAGTTTTTGTGTCACAGTTCCATCCTCCTAAAAGATCATCTCGATATTGTACATAGGAGCCTTACGGCATTCGTAAACAAATTGGCTCCGACGGCTGAGATATTCACTCATTGCATTAACCTGCAGCCCCTCTTCCTCGTCCTGGTAACGGGCCCGGGCAACCGCATAAAGAACAAGCAGGTCATGGAAGTCTGAACGAATCACCGGTACATCGTCCGGTAATGATAAATGCGGCAGACGCGCTTCATAGTAGAGCGACAGGCTTTTCGGCTCTTTTGGCGTAGGTTGGATGACGATATCCTGTCCGATTACCTTATAACCGCATGATGTGAAGTCCCTTATCGGCAACTCGTACAAACCTTGCGGTGTTGAACCCGTTTCATCCACCAACATAACCACTTTTATGAGGTCAGTTGGTTTCGGATATGCTTTTTGATCAGCAATAAGGCTGATTGTGGAGGTCTGTTGATGATTAGCGAATGGGGAAATATCATCTATCGCCCGATTAATCCAGCCGATGATATAACCGTCATCTAACTCGTCGTCGATATCTTTGTTCACTTCGTCGATAATGTCACTCAGCTTCACGTTATCACCCCTTATATGCAAAAAAGCCCCATAAGGGGCTATTAGATAATCTTGATCTCCTTATTCACGCTCTCGCGGATGCGGCGCTGTACGGCCATTGTCTTGGAGTAGCTTTCCTGCCAAATATCGCGGATAACCTCAGGCACATCGAATTCCATACCACGCGGAACAGCATAGATGATACCATTCCAACCGATTGGCACAACATCATCCGGGTTGTTCGGATCCTCAGGGATCGTTAACTTAACTTTTTTCATTTCCTGCAGCTGTTGCTTCAACGATTTTTCCTCGACCGCGATCTGTGCTTCCAAACTTGCCTCATTTGCCTTTGCCATTATAATTTCCTCCTAATAGTAAAGGGAGAGCCGGCAGCCCTCCCTAGTTAATTTTTATTTCTTATACAGTAGCGGCTGATTCATATCGCACGATGCAAAGCTCATTCAAGCGAACGGAAGTGAACGCCGATTTCCAGGCAACCGTATTGAACTGGTTGAGTGGGTCAGCCGTACCAGCGGAACCGGCTTGGTGAACGATAATGTCAGGCTTGCTGGAGCCTTCAACGTCCGGAATACCATAAGCACCGCGACCAATGAAGAGAGTAGCAAATACGTCAATTCCGGCAGCACCGGCACCAACGTATTTCATGCCGTTATCCACTTCGATAAAGTAGATGCCGTACATTTTACCGATTGTACCTTCTTCGCGGTTCTTTGTATCAACGTAAGTGTTCTGATCTTTCCACTCCGTTGTTTGCATCAGGTCTGTCGCCACATCTGTGTGAATGAAAGCAATGTAGCCCTTACCGCCGCCCGGAAGCGTCACTTGCTTAACCTTGTTACGGCGCATTGTACGACGTACTTTCAGGATATCAAGCGCCGTGATCTTGTCAGTATTAGCAACCGTTACACGGGAAGCTCTGCTTGCCGCATATACAACGTTTGTTCCAGCATAGATAATATCGCGAACGATCGTATCCATCGATTCGCCGGCATTTTCACCCATCAGCTCAGATGCTTCAGTCATAAGCGGATCAAGGCCGACCATGTCGATGAAATCAGAAATCTTTGTCCACGATCCGTACTCTTGAACCGTTGCCGTCACAGGCGTGATATCAAGGTTTACGCCATCAGGAGTGACGCCCTCTGTAAGCGCCGTTGTCGATACCGCAAGGGAATTCAACCGTCTCCATTGTGCTGTAGCGCCTTTGCGTTTCGGGATATTCTTCTTCTCACCGAATTTCATGTACTGCAGTTCGGGGAGTAGGCGCTCAAGCATCGCCGTTTGATAAAACGTTGCATTCTCCGCTGTTAATTGATTGACGCCGGCCGTTCCGTTATATCCTTGTACTGATGTTGGCATTGATAATCATCTCCTAGTCAAATGTTTTTCTTGTTCCTGACTTAACTTCAGCGATCATTCGCCGCTGTTCTTCACGACTGAGGTTTGCGAATCCTGTCTTGTGATCCACATCACCTTGACTGAGCGCCCCTGTGGACGTTTCAGCGTTCTGCTGCAGGTTACGAATGGTTTCGGCTTCCGCTTGCTTACGAGTGTTCGCGATCTTGTCTTGAAACGATGCGACCATGTAAGCATGCTCAATGCCGTAACCGTTTTTCGTGACCAATTCGAAAATTTGTTCGTTGTAACTGTCGAAATCATTGTACCTAGAACGCAGATCCTTCAACTCAGCATCAATCTGAATCTGCTGTTCCTTTAGCTGAAGTTGTTCACGTTCTTGTCGCAGCTGTGCAATCTCGCCCTTAAGCGGTTGTAACTCAGAGCGTATGAAGTCCTCAGGAACGCCGTATAAATCCGCTTCCTCTTGCACTCGCTTGTCTTGCTCAGCTTGGTCCAGCGCTTGCAGATAAGCTTCTGACGAATCGTAACCGTAAAATTTAGCTACACGGTCGAGATTCTTCGCCTGCTGCTCAAGCTGTGTCGCTCGTTCCTGAACCTTGTCATAGTTCAAACCTTTTTGAATCCAAGTAGGCGCTTCGTCTTTAGCAACGAACCGATCCTCCTTGTTGTACTTCACTGTAAAACCTTCAGCAGCGGCCGTTTCCTGCGTGGTAACAGTCTCGACAGCTTCCGTTTGTGTTTCTTGCTCGGTTGTTTCGATTTGTTCGCTCTGGTAGGCGACTTGTTCTTCTTCCATGCTAGTTCCTCCTGTGCGCTATGGTTGGCGCTCGATGGTTAGTAAATAGGCCCATCGCTGCTCTGCGAAGGGCCTGGTTCCGATAAATCATGTTTCTCTTTAAAAGTCATCCTTACATATCCTTTGCCATCGCAAGTATCGCATGGCAGGATATCCATATAACCGGCACCATCACAGACCGGACACCACTTTTCATACTCTGTCAATTCATGTGGCTTTGTCGACTTAAATGGTTTAGATAACCACTGTTTCAATACATTTATCAAACGCCTCATAAATCTGGTCCTACGAAAACTGGAGTAATGGTGGTCACTGCTGGCACGATCCTCAAATTGTTCGGCGTCATCGCCATGTTGATAAGCGATGTGCCTCCGGCTGTGAGTTTGTCATTCATCGGAGCATACAATTCAAGCGCGGACTGCGAGATGATCCCGTCATTCAGCTGCTTGATTTGCCAAGCCTGTTTCTTCGTGCGATACACGATTACGTCTTTGATGTTGGCGTTCTTCAGGAAGACCGTTGCAGCTGGCCGACCTCCGATGTTCAGTGTGCCAAATGCCGTTAGGCCCGTATCGACCCCGGAGTAGATGTTGTTGCCGTTCAAAAATACGTCCAGCCTGCCGTCGATCTTATTCCAAGACTGGGTGAGCCTGTACCATGTACCTGTAGCAATTGTCCCGGCTGCACCTATAACCGTACTCGACCCGACACCCGTACGAAGCATACTGAGTGACCCGTCAGCGTTGACAAAGATCCGCTCCGCTCCAGATGTACCAAAGGAAAACAGGCTCGTTGCCCCGGTCGGCGCTTCATTCAGCTTGAACATCATAGACACCGTGAAACTTTCAATGGCAGCGCCTTTCGTCATGGCGTACGTCATCGGCACGTCCGTAGCCAAGTTACCCGTGTGTATGTGTCCTCGCTGCGACTGAAGATATCCAGCAGGTTGGAAGCGTAGGCGATCAAAGACGTACGGGATTGACTTAGCGAATGCCAGCTGCCCAGTATCGTCGATGTGGGAGATGTCATCAGAAGCTGAAGCAATAGGCCATGCATCTGGATTTGCTTGGTCCAGAACGCAGTTCATGAAGTCCAACACATAGAAGCCCATAGCCTCCAGTTCGTGATTTAGCTGGTTGGCGTACTGCAAGTGAAGCGCGTTATAACGCTGAGTCGGAAACTGAGACACGATGATCGGGATCTTGCCATGGTCCTTTACCTTGTTGGCCATCTTGAGAATGTTCGCCTTAATCGTCTTGTAGACCGTTTCCCTCCCGGCATCATTCGCGGCATCATGGAAACCTTCGTTACCGATTGTTACGCCAATGACCACGAACCGCGCCTGATGAGAAGGGGCGATATCGAAAGAAAATCGATCAAGGGCTTGCAGCGAAGTGTTACCACCTACACCACGACTCCTGAAAGTCAGACCGTACGGCGCTGAGTAGTAACCGTTAAGCCGTCCCTTCCAAGAAGCTGCTTCTGATGTGGATCCTTGGCTGTCCATAGTGGACGATCCCCATAGCAGAACCTCTTGATCGTCATACATTGGAGCGGTTAGAAAGAGTTCTTTTTTTCCGTCCAGTGTCGTCGTTGCTTCCTCTTTGGTAGTGGACCACGTTTTTCCTGTCGTAGTCGCCACCGATCTTTTGCTGAACGGTGAAATGGGTACTATTTCCGTCGCTCGAACATTGATTTGCTGTGTTCCTGAAGAGGAAACGAGTGTAAAGCTTGTAAAATCGACTTCATTCTCCCACACAGCGCCGGGAACAATAGATTGATTTGTATATGTGCCTACCGTAAGAGTTAAATTGCTTCTCCCATTGTTTTTGACTCCTAGTTTATTTTGCGGTTTGGGGTATGTCCATGTTGTTGACGTTGTTCCTACCGTATCCACAAACTCCGTCACGACATCCCCGTTGCTCTGCCCCCTTGATTGTGTTATTACTGCCGGCACGTTCTATCAACCTCCTCCTGACGACTTCACAGCCGCTAATTGCAATTGTTGATTGCCTTTCACTTGCTCAAGTTCCAGCTTATTCGCATGATCCTGCTGCTTAATCGCCATTTGCTGTTCCATCTGCGCCGCGGCTTCTGCTTGTGGATCAGGCTGCGGCATCTGCGCCGCCATCTCCTGCTGCTCACGTATCTGCTTGAGCAATCTATCCTTAAACGGCACAACCGTTTTAGGCGCGAATTCAAGGTACTGCTCGGTGCTGATGGCTTGCTTGTCGTATAACCGGTCAAGCGATGTCATCATGAGTTGTTCGGAGTATTGGGAGCTTGGTCCGATATCAATCTTGAGGTTCAAGTCGATACCGGCATAGTCCGTACCTTTCATTTCGTCCGAATACTCATTACCATCATCGTCCTGCAGGTTAACTCGTCGTGTTGTGTTGTGCTTCACCTTCCAGAACTCTTCCCAAATACGTCCGATATCCTCCATAGCACGATAAAACCGCTTCTTAATGGACTCGATCGGCACGCCGGCCGCTTTTTGCAGGAGCATAATGGCTGATGCATTCAATTGGCTGCCGCCTACATCACCCGTCGAAGCGTCTTGAGCAGAAGCAAGCGTTCTAGTGTGTTCCATGAAGGACTCAACGAGATCCCGAGCCATGCCGTTAACTGTTCCCGGCATTAAATACTCGATTCCTTTTTCTCCAGGCGGCGAATTGTCGATGATCGGCACGCTTGGATCATTGTTCAGCGTGTTCGGATCCACATAAGAAGGGTTGATCACCGCTTTAGGCCAGCCTGTAAGCTGCACAGAAAGGACGCTCATCGCCATCAGGAAGTTAATCGTCTTTTGGTTCGGTATAAGTCCCTCAGTGTCTCCAATGCCGTGTATGGACTTCTTACGCCGTTCCCATTGCATAACCGCGATAGGGTACAGCTTGAAATCCATTGCCGTTTTCTTCTTCACTATCTGACCGGAGGCGACTTTACACATGTAAATCATGTCATCCTCTTTCCAATACTGAAACAAAACTGTGACTTTCTCGCTGCCATCTACCTCAATCTTGGCGCGATCGTAACCTTCATCCTGCGTTTCTTTGTCAGGCTGGATCATCGCGACCATTTCAGCACTCAAACCGTTCTGCTTGGCTTCTCTGCGGACTAAACTGAGTTGGCTCCGCATGCTAACGATGATATAAGGCTGCTTCTGAACGTCTCGCTGTTGCGGATTACCAAAGAATACGTTAATTGGGTCAATAACCTCACCACACATCTTTCCTATATACGGCTGCGTAAGACCGCCTTTTTGACCAGTATCCCAATAGTAGTGCCATATACCAGTGCCGATATTTGACGCGCTCTCAAGCGCTTCCTCGTTGAGCTCATCCTGTTTGATCTCCTCCCATACGGTATCGGAGTAACGTGTGAACTTCTCGCCGGCTTCATCAGCTAATTTCATCATCTCGGCTGTTTGTGGGTCATTGGCTTGCATGCCCTCAACCGACTCCTGCGGTGTATAGATCATTTTTATGTTCTCGTTCATCACGCTCGATACTTTGTGGTTCTGAATGTACCGAATGATGTTGAATACCGGCCGCGGCAGGTTTTTCGTTCGCTCTGTCGGCGGTGGCCATTGATCACCTGCTTTGAAGCGCTCGTACTCAGGCCAGCGGTCAAGGAATTGCATGCTGCGTAAGTACCCGATACCGCTCTTGTATCGCTTCTCGACCATAGGAGCGATGTTTTGTTCTGGCTTCTCTTCAGTCACTATTTATCACCTTCTTTCGTTGGGCCGTCCATCCACTCACTAACAAGGTTAACGCCTAACAATGACTCAGCCTGCGCCCTAACTGGGTTGAATGGATCAAGTGTCCCGGCCGTCGTTGTAACAGGCTTAGTCCGGATGTTATCGCGTATATACTGGTTGATAGCTTTCTTCGTATCTTCCTCAAGGTCAGGCTGTGAGAGGATAGAAGCGACTTTTACAATGTGATCTACCACTGCTGGAACCCTCCTTGATAATCTTCGCTTTGTTGGAACGGAAATGGTGTTGGAACCTTTGGTGCATTTGGTAGATCCCCTCGAACATAAATAAAGCGATGGAGCGCTTGGCTCATCGCATCAACTTGGTCATCGTTCTTTCCGTTCGGGAAGCTTGCTGCTTCTTCTACAAAGTCCTGTGTCCATGATGTACGAGGCAAATAAACGTTCCCTGATTCGATATAAGCAGATACCGCATTGACTCGGGCCACCTTACCTCCCTCGGGATTTATGCCCAAGATACCAGGTATTTCACGCTGCAACGTTTGAATGATTGCCGATCCATTCGCTTTGTCCTCGATTAGCTTCAAGTGAGCCTCGGGGTACTTCGCCACCATGTTACGAATGCTTTGTAACGTGGCCGGGAAATTCAACTTTGCTCTCACTTGGTCAACGAGATACATATTAGGACCAGTTCTGCCCCATGCTTGAATAACAACATAGTCACTGTCGTCCTCGTCCTTGAACGCTGCATCAACACTAATGAGCATGGATGCGAATATTGGTGGGTTCTCGTAGTACCTCCACCAGTCTCGTTTGAGGAAGTTACCATCAGCTGCACTAGGACGTTGTTGATACAACGCATTAAACACCCGGGAGCCTACATCCACTTTAATTTGCTCCATGCGGTTCTGGTCGAATCCAAACTCAGGCCATAGTGGTTCTCCCTCTGCCCTGCCGAGGTAGTCATCTTTCTCTGCTAGAGCCGGGAAGTTTATCACCGTCCACCGTTCGCCCTTGTGAGTACCCTCTGCGATCTCGTCAGCCTCTTTCTTGAGTAACCGACCAACTAGATCATCCTCATGCCAACGTGTCATTACGACGATGATACGACCGTCAGGTGTCAAACGTGTATATAGAGTGGATGTGTACCATTCCCATATCTTTTCTCGCATCGTCTCGCTATCGGCTTCTTCAGCGTTTTTAACCGGATCGTCGATGATAGCGATCTTAGCGCCCTTACCAGTGATTGCACCACCAACACCTGCAGCTGTCACACCGCCTCTGTAGCCTTCTGTGCCCCATGACTCAGCTGATTGGTTAGCTGGATCAACATTAATTCCAAACATGTCCTGATTGGCTATCAGTGTGTCTCTGGCAATACGAGAAAAGCCCCGACTCAGATCAACCGAGTACGAGGCTAAGATGATTTCATCTCCGGGATTGCGTCCTACGTGCCATGCAGGAAACTTCTTGCTCACTCGCTCGCTCTTTCCATGTCGCGGAGGCATTGTCACAATTACACGCTTTAGTGTGCCCTCAGATACTTTGATAAGCGTTTCGTCCAGTACGTCAAGGTGTGCGCCGTCTCTGTCCCTAAATTCGCTATCAACGTCAACGAAATAAGAGAAGTCACGCCGCGCTAATTCATAAGTGGCTTGTTCCTCTATTGCATTAAGTTGTGCTTGACTTAGCTTTAGCAAGCGCCCTCAACTCCTCTGTCGAGAGTCCTGTCATATTTATGTTATTGGTCATTTGACCAGAGTGCTCAATGTCCTGTTTGTCTCTCCATGCTGCAGGTCTTCTGTTCTTCAACCAGAATATCTGAGCCGTCGTATCCGGGTTAACCATCTTTCGTACGATCTTCGTTACTGCAATTTTAGGATCTCCACTTTCGTCCAATATCGGTTCACCGGTAATAGGATTGTAAAGTGGTTCCTGTGTCACTTCTTCGTATTCATACCCTAATGCTCGTTTATACAAGGCATTCTCGACTTTTATATCAGCTTCATCCTTAGAACGTTTTAAGGACTCTACTAACTCTGGATGGTCCTTCTTGTATGCATGGAATGTTGATACTCCTACATCAAGATTCTTTGCTATATCCTCATCGGTCAATCCGTCTCTCGCCCATGCTTCTATTAGCAGTAGCTTGGGCTTAACATGTGTCTCATACTTGCCTACTGCCATCATTCATCATCTCCTTTCCCGAAATAAACGTGCATCGCATATTGCCAAAGTAATAGATTCAAAATAGCTATAATCGATATGGCGTCATAGTCGGTCACGTTTAGCTTTAAATAGCTTCGTTGTATCTATCGGTTCAATCGTGTGGTAGCCATTCCCTAAATCAATCCATCGGGAATTGTCACGCAAGTCGATGGCGCCCGAAGCTTCTAACCGTTCATCTAGGCAATGTCCGCAAAATGGGTTTGATAGATATGCTCTAGGACACGTTTTCATATCTCTTTCGCAAAACTTGCATTTTAAATGCATATCTTCATCTCCTCATAACGCAAAATAGCCGCCTTTCGGCAGCTACATGCGATAGAATAACTATTCGCGTCACGTTGGGAGACGTAGACGACAGGATTGTTCGATTTATTTTATATGTGCAGCGCGGACGCGCTTGTCACCTTAATAATGCAAACGAGAAGCGATGCGCTCACCGCGTCCCGTCTGCCTGAATGCAGTGTGAATGCAACGTGTACATGCGATTACACTCAACGTCAGCACCCTATGAAATTATTGTAACAGCAGGATAGTACAAATAAAGTGCAAATAAAGGTCAATATATATCCGTGGTCCTTCTCTTCTCGTCTCCATGGTGCATATGTGTTCCTCTGTCGTGTATCTCCTCAATATGCGGAGGCTTAACGAATCGGAAGCACACGCCCAGGCTTGCTAATGCTGATTTGTGCCGGCTCTTGATTGTGCCAACGCTCAGATGTTTGCGATCCGCAATCTGCTGCAATGATAGCTTATCCATCCACTTCAGCTTAATCACACTCTGTTCTTCTTCTGTAAGCGTCTCTAGGCCACCCTCAATGTCTCTCACGACTTCAGCATAGGCGTTATAGTCCAACCGATCCTGAAAGCCTGTATGCCCCATATCAGCCATTCTGCCGTTTGGTACGAAGAATAATTCAGCCGCTCCCGATCCACTCGGCATCGCGTCATAATTAGCTATTCCTGCAGCTGCTCTGGGCCGGTGTCGTTCGTATTGGTTTACTGCGTATTTGTAGTTACGATAGTTCTTAAGCAACTCCGTTACGTTTTCACGGTTCATGTGTTCACCCCTCTGCATAAAGAGCGCCTCAGTTAGAAGCGCTCTGTTTGGTTATATTAAGCTACTTCTTTCCGGTTAAAGCCTTCTCCCACTCTTCATCGGTGAAGTCTTGTCCGACTAACTCGTACGTGGCTTCGAATATGTCAGGCTTGCATGGGTATATTTCGTCTTTTACACCTTTGATGATGTAATCGCCGTAATACCCACGCATCGTTCCTTCGAGTGTATTGATTTTACAGTAGATGTCTTTGGAATGATGAAATGGCCCTCGATCCAGACTGTTTCTAAACGTCTTGATTTCATCCGCGATGTGCTTGTCATGGAACCAGTCTGGCCATTCGTCTATTCCATATCTAAACGCCTCAATCACAACCGGCTTCTTTCGATACTTCGCCATTACGCTACGATCCTTTGCGACTGTTCAAGCTGGCTGACTCTTGCACTGAGCTCTTGGAACTCCCGGCGAGTAACCGGCGCATCGCCTTCTGATACAGATTCGTGTTCATCCAATCCAGCGGTTGTGCTTTCCTCTTCTTGACGAAAGTCTATGCCCGCCGCTTCGGAATCAGAAACCCCACTGTCGCTAACGTCACCTTCAGCAGTTTCGCCTTGAAACGTTTCTGGCAGTGTTTCGCTACCTCCTAAAGTTGGAGGAGTGCTCAACTGCCATTCTGACAACTCAGACCGCTTCACAACTTTGAATGTTCCGTCTGGCAGATACAGCTTCTCTGTCGATCCCCAGTTTTCGCTAGAAACGAATAGCTTAATAGCTTCGTTGATTTCTTCCGCTTCATTCGGCGTAACGTCGATTATGGATTGTGCTTCACGCTCGCCGTATACCTTCGCCTTCTGGTAATCGTCAATCTGACCTTTAAGGCGCTCAATCTCAGCTTTAGCTTCCTCGTACTGAGCTGCAGCGTTATCCCGGTTCTTTCTCGCATCGTCCCGTTCTGCGATCAAACGGACCGTTTCTTCCGTCTGCTCTTTCAGCTCACGAGCGCAAGCTTCGTATTCTTGCTCTAGCTGATTGTGGTTAGCAAGAAGGCCATTGTAATTCCCTTCAGCGTTTTGCTTGTATGCGTCAAATTCATTCTCGATCTGTTCCAACTCAATCGCATGCTCAGCAATAATCCGACGACGATCCGACTTTACGACTAGATGAATGACGTTTATGAGTTCAACCGGCAGCTTGGTAAAATCCACGCCTGGAATAGCGAAAGTGATTTCACTATGTACGCGCTCTTCGATAGCTTGTTCGCGTTCTGCCTGTGCTTGAACACTAATTTTAGTGTTTAGTTCCTGCCGGCGCTCTGCCAACTCTGCTACTTTTCCCGAATCCATCAAAGCCCCGCGCTGGTGTTCATTTCGCAATTCCGCTTCCACTTCTTCAAGCTGATCTTGTAGTGTTCTCTCACTCATTTTCTCGCCTCCGATATCAATTTTGTGTTACCGTCATTATACCATTTTCCACCCACAAATACTAGCCATAAACCGCGCCAATACTGGATTTTTACTCACTTTTACAACGATTTTACAAGTTGTGTTTCTGCTTAATTAATTGACAAAATAGTGCTATTTATCATATCCAGAAGTAGCACACTCAACACTACAATACTGCCCTTGTGCCACTGTAGGACATCCACATCTAGGGCAAGCGTGGAATCCTGTTGGAGTGAATACAGGATCACCTTTTTGAACAACTCCACATGATTTGCAGTACTGGTATGTGCCGTTATCAAACAGCTCTTGCTTGCTACAACAAGTATTCATCCTTACTCATCTCCTAAGTTCTTAATATTCAAAACTTGTCCGTCAAAACCCATAGTTCGCCTTTTTCGTTTAGTTCTTTCATAAGTGGTTCAGCTTCTTCGCGGGAATCAAAAACTTGCTCCTTACGATTACTGTCAGTTAACCAAATTACCTTAACTTTTTTCGACAAGACTATCACCTCATGTCCTTCCGTATTCATTTTGTCTCATGTTTTCGTCCTATATGTCGTTGTCGCCAGGTTTCCGACGATTGTCCAAACTCCATCAGGATATACGCCCAACCAGTCTTTTACCCCAGTAACGTCATTGACAACGCCCAGCCCCCGCACACCTCTCTTGTTCGCCCCTTGGACAACAATCACCATTTCTCCGGTTTCTTCATTTATCAAAACGTCGTGCAGTTGTATGAGTAGCCCCGTCGCATCCAATGTTACAATGTCCATTTCTTTCACACCTTCCTTACGCAATATGGATCAACTATTCACTATTCATTTTGTTACTCGGCAATAAATTTTTAAGGGGAGCATCGTAATCTCCATCACCCTATACCCGAGTAATGAAGAACTATGGAACGCTAGTCCGATGTTCCAATTATTCCAATCAAGACCGACATAGACCCTTCGCACCATGTTCACCGCCTTTTCATTCCTTCTCACCCCGGCATCTCCCCAAACAATTCCGACAGCTTCCCTCTACTCCTTTATCGTGGTTAAGAGTGCCGCCTTGCAGATAGCCTCGGTTAATGACTTCCGCTTAACAATCCATTCATACACCAGTTTATTATTCTCGTTTTCATGAGGCAGAACTTGGTATTCATCAGGCCATACTCGAATGTCCAAGTATATTTTGTTGTCCCGCATCTTCTCCACCAATTCCCAGGCTGCATCTATATCGGTGGAATAGAAATTTGCGTTATGAATATTGGGAAGAATGATTCCCATTACCCTCTCAGCCACAAGAGCATCCAACTCTCTCCCCGGTTTCATCGCCAACACTTTCTCTCTCGTCAATTCCATATCAACCTCTCGCTTTCTATACGCCTCTCTGAGACGTTCTATGTTTCATTCTAGTATTTGCCCTATTAATCTACCAAAACGCCTATGCGAGCCTCCTACGCGCTCTAGATAGCGTTCGTGGGAGTGCCCAAGCTTCGTGTTAATCTCCTTGATGCGATCTTCCATTCTTTCGTAGCTGTTTGAACGTACCCCGAGCCAATCCAATTTACGTTGTAGTCGCTCTCTTTCGTCCATCAGCTCTTTTCGATTCATGCTATAAGCACCTCGATTCTAGGATTGTCCTTATCTACACCAAAGTCATGCGTGATCTTCCCGATCTGTGACCATCCATCGTTGGATATAATGCCGGCTTCCTGCAGACCATCGAATATGAACTTCTGACCGGCTATAACATTGTCTTTGTCTCGGCGCTTATTGGGGCAGTACCAGGTTATGGTGTAGTCCGCTTTCGCAATCTTGATCTTGCCTAGCTGCTTTACTGCTGACCATGCGACCATGCGGATTGCTCTATCTTTCATCTGCACGTATTTGTATTTGTTAGATTTGGAGGCGTTGATCATCTCGTTTAGGCTCGGCAATGTACCCTCGATAATCAGCTTCAATCGCTCTCCACCTCCCTCTCAGTAATGATCTCCACGTTTCTAACGTGTCTGGATAGTTTGCGTTTGAGGTATTCTGCCTCTATCCATGGACGCTGGATCTTGCTTTCCCAGCTGCCTACTTTGATTCGATAGGCGATTCTTGTCATGATGCATCCTCCTTTACTCCGATTAGATCCCGCAGGTACGCTTGTCCTTCTTCTGTATCGTTGAGCCACGTTTCAGCTTTCTTATGACCGTTAAAACTTTTTACCGCTCCAAGTTTCTTCAAGTGGCGGAATGATATGTCTTTTCTGTGCACCTTGCCGTCATGCTCAATATTGGCTTCCCAAAAGCTAATTCCGTACATTCTGCATGAGAATAATATTGTGGCCTTCAAGAGGCATCACCTCCCCCGGGTCTGTATGTAATCAGTGACTTTGCTTGCCGATTGCGTTCCTCTTTCGACATTAGCGGCTTGTACGGCTTTTTATATGGCGTTACTGCCGGCCGGCTTGCTCGGTTTTCCTTTGACATGTGATCAGCTCCTTATCAGTCTTTTATATCCCTTGTCCTACCCCAACCCCGATATACGGCCCCCGCAAGCTAAGCGGATTCGGTCGTTCCGATGGCGCTATGCGCTTTTAAATACTCGTGCGTGAACCATCCATGATGTCCTGGACGTGTCGCATAATAAATAATTTCATTCGTCTCGGGATTCCAAGTTTTCTCCCTCACAGTCCAGAAGAACGTAGCTTTATCTTCCTCGACTAGCTCAATCATTTGATTAATTGCATACTCGTTTTCCATCCTCATCTCTCCCCGTCTCTCATTTGGTCTAATCTATACTGCAACCTACTCATGGCGTTCATTCATCCATTACTGCTAATAGAGCAATCTTTGCAATACCAACAGGAGCAAAATCAAATTCATATACACCAGTGATATTCCCTCCCATCTCGTTTCTTACATGAAGATAGAATCCTTCGTGGTTTTGCGGCGAGATCAATATCTTTAAGCCATGCACACCTCTAAGGTGTTCCACCACTTCCCATGATGCGGATATGTTCGATGATGGCGACCAGTTCAAAACCGGATTTACCTTTACTCCGTATACACACCAGTAAGGTGCTGAATGGCTATCAAATGGTGTGACGGGCAAAATCTTGTTCGTCCAACCCATAACTTTCTCCGCTACCAGCGCATCCAACTCTCTCCCCGGCTCCATCGCCAGTATCTGCTCACGCGTTATTTTTTCAGTCACGTTGTTTCCCCCTCTTGTATCCTTCCTGTCCCGGATGATCATCGTCGATCAACTCCAGTTCAAAGGATTTTCTACCTCTTCGCAGCCATTCGTAAAAGTCTTGTTCGTTCTGTTCATCCATTTCGGTCACGATGTCTTTTCCTTCTTTGCAACGGGTGCAGAAACCGTTTTATTCTCTTCCTTTTCCGTCAGCCAATCGCAATACTTTTGGCAATCCTCTTCGGATCTGAAGAAGGTACTATAGCGTTCTAAATCGCTGAAATTCATTCCATCGGAGTAAATAACTTTGACAACAGTGCTGCTGTTTAACGTAAATCCCTCTCCATCGTCTTGATACTGGCTGTACCATGCGATTAATTCTCGATCATTATTCCTGTACGTCCTGAATTCTTTTAATATTTGTTCACCTGGCCGATAAACAATTTTTTTCGTTGCGCACTCACAAGGTTCTGCCATCGTTTTACCTGATGGAGCTATGAATTCGATTTGCCGGTTGCTATTGCATTTGTCGCATTTATTCCCCAAAACAGTTTTATAATCTGCCCTGTATAGGGTTACTTCCAAGTTTTTCATCAGTTCCGCCAACCTAGCACCCCTGATTTTTTGCTCCATGTTATTCCTGTCATACTGGAGTTGCTGTTCTTTATGTTTGTAATCGTTCTTTATCTGTTCAAAGTTCTTTTTGACTTCCTGTAGTTCCGCGTTTTCAGTTCTCAGACGCTCCATCTCAGTTTTGTAATCAGTTCTAACTACATCCAACAGAGATTGCTTGAATTCATCAATTTTTGCTTCAAACTCACTTGGCTCGTAAAAAAATTCCTCATCATAGTCGTACATGTCTATCGCTCCTCTAATTTTGGTCTTAAGCCCCTTGATCTTCCTCAAATGTCAGCATCCTACCGCTATTACTTTGGATTCTCGTCATGCTGTCTCTAAGCTCCGGCATTAGCAGTGCATCTTCGCGTTCTCGTTTTTGCATCGTGTCGTACACCTTCAGGAAGTGAGCGCGGTCGGCCATCTCATTTTCTGAAAGGCATAATGTTCTGAATCCAATCGAATCGACAACCTTTCTCGTCACGCCGGTTAGCGAATCCATTGCCTTCTTCTCGTTGTAGCTGCCATATTTTCGGATTGCCAGTTTTACATCTCCCCAAGCTTCTATCCCCGGTTTACTCCGGACAGTGGTAACGTCTGCTATTCTCGCCCGAATGTCCGCTATTGTCGGCGGATAAACGGATTCGCTCATGAATTTCTTGATAACGATCCTGCCGATCTCGTAATCAATATCATCAAGCATCGTTTCCCAAAGGGAGATAAGAGCTTCTTCTTTCCCTGCTTCCGGCCAGTTTCGGTAGTTCAATGAGCAAATTCCTACCAGTTTAATAATTTCCGCTCGCTTCACGTTCTGATTCCTCCCTCGACATTTGTTGCAATCTTTCGAAAGCACTCATTTTCTTGATTGGTGTAACGTTATTCCGCTGCATCTGCATAACTAGCGTTCCTATCTTCTCTCTTAATTTTGGAGCTGATAGAATATTGGACTTCCAAAACGAGTCATTCTGACACCAATCGATAACGGACCGTATTTGCATGTAATCGTATTTGTCGATCCGTTCCAGCTTTTCTATTTCGTCTCTCCATTTTTCTAAGTTCGCTGGAATTTTTACGTTTGGATTATTAATCTGCATGAGAGCAATTAAGTGATTGGTCAATTCGACGGTGTTTTGACTATGCTCTTTTATTACCTTCTTAACATTGTTATCTTTCTTTCTTTCTTCTTTAGTGGTTGGCTGCTGGTTAGCTGCTGGTTGACTGCTGGTTGATGGTTGGTTGCTTTGCTGGTTGGCATTCCCCTCAAACCCTTGATCTGACTGGGCTTCCTGCTGGTTGCTCTGCTGGTTGAATTTTGCGTAATTTTTAATTGTATATAGCGTGCACTTGCGATGTTCCGAAACAACCTCGATCATATCCTGTGCTTTTAGTTTCTTAATTAGCGTCCTCAACCTCTGTTCGCTAATCTTCAAACGCTCGCTCCATTTGATACGCCCGTAGATGAATTCACCGTAATTAACAACGACCATTTCACCATCTACAAGCTCTGTATGCGGTTCTTTTGAAAACCTCGCACGATACAACATTTCAAACCAAACTTTAAAATATTCAGCGTCCTGGTATATCCAGTGATCCACAATGCCTCGATCTAAACCGATGTAAGCCATGTGATCACCGCCTAGGAAGCCTTATTTTTAATCCATGACATAACTTCGTCAGGATCGAATCGAAGTATGCGTTCGGAAATGCGTATCGTCGGCATGCCTTCTTTGATGAGTTCGAACACCGTTGGTCTGCTCACATTCAACCTTGTTGCTATATCTTTTACTCCTACTAACACTGTAAGCACCTCCTTGACTCTATTGTACTATAAACTTCACAGTTTGGTAAGTATAATTCCCAATTAGACTTATATCGTTTACTTATAGCGTAGTATGGGTATTATAGAATTAACTAATAAGTGAACGGGTGATTGATATGATACGTCCTTTATTGTCTGAAATGATGGGTAAACATAAGGTGAAATCCTTCTCTCAGCTTGAGAAGGAAACCGGCATATCTCGTAAAACGCTGGCTAAGATTTACAATGGTGAGGGCGGCGGCATCGACTACGATACCCTCAACGCCCTCTGCAAACGTTTCAGCTGCCGTGTTGACGAATTGTTGGAATATGTGCCGGATAAGGAAGGGGAGTAGAAACTCGGCTAGAAATTGATCACTGGTTGGACATACTCCATTCTGTTTCTAGCGATCTGAACGTACTTCCATTCCTTTTCTATCCCGATGAAGTTCCTTCCGCAACTCAAAGCTGCAGCTGCCGTTGTTCCCGATCCAATACAATTATCTAAAACCGTGTCACCTACATTCGAATATGTTTCGATTAGGTATTTGAACAATTCGATAGGCTTTTGAGTGGGATGCAGTGCTTCGATTTGCTTATCTGTCGGGAAACAAATGACACTCCTGGGATAGCGATCCGTTCTACCTCCTCCGCTAATCCCTATTTTTGTTTTTCCGTAATTACTTCCATCGTCTTGATGCTTGGTATAGCTGTTTACTGGCTTGTGCCCTGTTGTCATTTGAGGATTGTAATCCGGTAGACTTTTATAAAACACAAGTATGTTTTCATGCGCCTTTAACGGCATCCGATTGGCGTTTAAATGGCCTGTTGCTGATGTTTTCTCCCATATCCACTCATAACGCAACATGGAAAGGTTGCTGCACCCTAGAACCTTATCAAATGGCGTTTGTGCTGTTAGAACAATAGCGCCATTGTCTTTAATTATCCGCTTGTACTGCGTCCATAATTTTTCCAGTGGGATAACTGAATCCCAATCGTTTTGAGTGGTACCATAAGGCAAATCACAGAGAATCATATCAATTGAAGCTGCATCTATTTCTTCCATGACATCTAAGCAATCTCCATGAATTATGGTGTTTAGCATGATCTCTGTTCCTCCTAAAATTAGTTAACTAAGCACCGATTCGACAAACCTCGTACCCAGCAGATAACACGTAATCTCTTCTCTTGTCTCTTCATCCAACGCATCATACTTGCGTTTTAACGCGTCACGTTGATGCTTAGGCAAGCCTTCTAAATCGTGTAGCCGTTTAGCTATTGCGAAGATATGGAACATTTCTTGATCCACGTTGCACCTCCCAGGTCTTATTTCCCGTATCTGCGATACCATCGCTCGGCATCCCAGTTTTTAACACGTAGAATGATTGCTTTAAATTGGATTCGCATAGTGTCACGTAGCGTTACTTTGTGGTACTGGGCAACACCTTGTTCATTTGGGTGTCTCATTGGATTGCTCCTTTGTGAGAGAAGCAAGCACAATATGCGCAAGTGGTAATTCTGAATGTTGTGTATACCATTCCAGCGCTTCCTTCATGGCGGTGTGTTCGGTACGGAGCTGATTGTTCTCTTTAGTCAATTCTGCCTCGCAGCACACTGGGCAAGAGTGTTCATTGGTGTCTACGTCAACATGGCAAGAATCAAATGCAAAACCGCAGTCCGGACAATCCCACATGTCGTTATTGGATTTCTTCAGCCTTTCTATCTCCCTCTGTGCCTCTTCGAGTCCTGATAGGAGGGTTTCTAACTGCGGAATAGGCATATGCACGAAAACATATTGTTTAGCGATATCCGATTTTGCTCTCTGTACGACTTGCTCAAGTTCGATCATTTCATTTCCTCCGCAGGTAGATTTATTTTTGATAAATGGGTTACAGGTAGCAGAAGCGGCTTTCCAGTATAGCGGTCATGCCATCCATACCCCGTTGCATTTAGAAGTTTAGCGTGGTGAGCAATCCAGACGTGACGTCCATCTGTAATCAAATGGTCTTTGTGGCTCTCAATCTCCCGGCTGTTACTGTCGTATTCTATCCACTCAATCATTTCATTTCCTCCATCACTCGTAATATGCTGCTCCAGCAGCTTTATATCGTGCTATGCGAAACTGTTTAAGGAACAATCGGCCATCGTGCGTATTGTCACAATGCGTATGGCATTCAAGGCAAAGGTGAGCGACATCATTGACTGTCGTTTCACCCTTCACCTTCCACCGTCTGATTGAATGCGCTGCTTGAACTGCTAGTTCGTAAAGGCACCTCTCACATACCCCGTTGCTGCGATCTCTGAGCTGTCGGCGCACTTTGGTGGATATGTCTCCGCGCTGCTTGGCTGTGGGTGCATTCCGTTTAAACGTTGGCTTTGGAACGGATCGCAATGGTTGGGATGATAGATTCATAGTCATACGTCCACCTGGTACTTTAAAATGGATTGTAGGGCGCTTAGCTGGCTTTTAATTGCGTCTACTGATTCAAGAGCTGCTTTGAACCGTACCTCGTCGTAATCGCGTTTGAAAAGGAAATCTCCCACGTTGCCTTTCGCTACGTCTGAGATCATCCCGACAGCCATATGCTCAGCCTTTAGCTTTAGAATCTCCTGAGCGAGTTTTACGCGGTATACTTGCTCAGAGGAAGCCTTAGCTTCCCCCAGCTTGTACAGCTCGTTAGCGGCCTTCTCAAGGCGCTTAGAAGCGGTATATACTTCTTGTGTTACTTGTGTGATTTCCATATCAATCAGCTCCCCATTGTTAATTCGAGATAGTGAATGAGTCCGTCAATCTTCTTTGTTGAGCGGCAATACCGGCAGCGTTCGCATCGCTTTGGTTCTTCGATTCCTTCTTTAACTGCGATTATTCGTGGCAATTTATCGTTCACCATCAATAATTCGTAGTTGAGAGATTCTTCATCAAAGCAAATGACGGCCTTATCAGGCGTTTCTTCCTTGCTGACTGCAACAATCAAAGGTTCAAGTGTCGTAAATCGTCCATGCTCTATCCGTTCAAGCTCTGTATAAACTGCCATCTGCAGCACATAACCGAAATTTTCAACGAATGATACCCACTTGCCGTTCTTCCAGTACCGTTCATGAATGCCTTTTACCGTCTTGAGATCAATGATCCGTCCCTCATCAGGGTTGTAAACGTCCAGTTTCACCTTCCACAGCACTCCAAATAGTTCAGCGGTTACAATTACCTCTTTGTCTCCCTCAAGCATCTGGCGGCAAACTGGATCGTCTAGTAATGTTTCTACCATCTTGTCTCCTAGCTTATATTCAGCTTTCAACTCGCCTTTATTGACACCCCGAGACGAAAAAATCTCAGGGTGATCTTCTATGAATTTTTGCAAGGCATAATCGCCTTCAATTGTTGCTCCTACATATGAACCGATTAAGAAGCAATCAGCCTTTGGTTCGCTGTATTCCCCGTTTAACTTTGCAAGTGCAGCTGCTTCGCATTTATCGAAGTCCTTGAACTGGCTGACGCTCATATAATGCTGATTTGCTTCTCTTGAATAGTAATTTTCTTCTGTCAGCTTCAAGCCGGCTCACTCCGTTTCTCTTTAATCTTAGCCAACAGCTCGTCCACCTGTGGTTCCGATAGCTCGTTGATTGAACAGTTGTAAAGTTGCTTAATGCGTGGAGCTAATTGATTTATGTTGTACCCAGCCCCGATCCATGCAGACTTCAGCTGAGAAATGGCATTAGAGGTAATCCGACCGACCGATTTCTCCATGCGCTGTTGGAAGGCATCAACGTCCATTTGATCCGTAGCAATATTGAATTGCTTGAGCATAAATGTTTTCTCACCGTATGTGAGTGCCTTTCCTACACCCTTCTCACCAGCTATATCCACGCCCTGTGCGTACCATGGGATTTTAATCTGTTCGTCTGGCTTTTCCGCATTGACCCATGTCATAAGCAAATCAACTTCGGTGAAATAAGTGGTTGTTTTCTTTGGTTTGTCCTTGTCAACAAATTCAATCGTCTCGCTCAGCAGATTGTGACTTACCAACTCGGTAATCAGTAGCAATCCCATTTCATCCAGTTTTGCTCGTACAGCTGCTATTACTTGGCTGCTAGAGTTGTATTTGTACTGACCACCTGAAGCATCCTTTTGCAGGAATGGAACAGCCTTACGTACCTCAATCAATTTCTGATATATGTTCATTGCCTAATCGCTCCTTTTGGTTTAAACTGTCCGTATAACCTTTCTTCTTCATCTAACTGGCGCGGGTGCAACCGTGCCTTTTCTCTTTCCCTGCTTGTACCATCTAGCGTGATTCTTAGCGTAGACCCAGCGTGCTCCTGATGATGAGGACAGCTTTGCCAATTCCCGGTACACGTCCTCGTTTTTCACTCTCATGTGTTTCCACCGCCCGTTCTATCTCTTTCTCAATAGTTGATTTCCAACCGTCATGGATGTACTCCGGATACTCCCGAATGAAGTTGTAATAGATTGGCGTATCAAGATTTCCTATCTCTTTATCGGCCCAGATGCGGACACGGGAGCGAATGGATGATAGGATTTCCTCGGCGCACAAGTCGGCGTTAGCTGAGATGTTTAGCCACTCATCGAAACGGTAGCGTTCGGTCATGTCGTTTGCTCCTTCCATTCAGTGTGGTATTTAATATTCCATGCGATGGGATCATAGAGAAGTTGGGAACCGTTATCTAAACCACTACCAATAATGCGATTTGCCCATTCTAGCGCCTTGCGTAGTTCCTCGATCTCGTAAAGCGCATTCTCATAATGGTTAATGATTCCGTTCACTTCATCCCTGTCTAAACCGTAATATTGCTCTTCGTTGTCCTTACGCCATACTTCAATCCATAACCTCACGCTGCGTCACTCTCCTTCTTACTGATCTCCATACCTGGGAACTGATCATCGATGTACCCTGCCATGCAATCCGCTGCATCTGCCATCTGTGGAAGGTTAGTGCGGAGCCACTTCATTACTCCCTCCATGTCCCATACTCCCGTTTTCTTGCATTGCATGAGCACGTTAATGTGCTGATTGATTTCGTCTGCTTCTACCGGCTTGTCCGGATTTGGATAGTAGGTCATACTCGAACCTCTCCTTTACGCTCAAATGGTTGGCCTTGCTGGGGATTGCGAACGATTGGCTGCGGACCATTTACGGGTTGTATTCTATGCAGCATCTTGCTCAGCTCCTTTGCTTGCGATTTGGATAAAGCGGTTGAATAGGTGCATCAGGTCGTCGGCGTTCTCTTCAATGTAGGTGTGGAGTTCGCCGTCCTTTATGTGGTCCTCTAGCTGTGAGCGCTCTTGGAGGATGAGTTGTAGGAGTTCGTCCATATCACTCAGAACCTTTGTATATGATAAGAGCCGAATGCCAGCCATATCCGTTTTCATCATTTGCAGAAGCATATTTAATGTCGATAACATCAACATCAGAGATACTTGCCAATTCCTCCAACATTTCGTTAATCACCATGCTTAGATTCTTGTCTGGTTTTTCTTGCACAAACAAGGTTCTTACTCGCTTTGCGCTTCCGTACATTGCGTTTCCTCCTCTATTTTTCGTTTCATTTCCTCGTCCACGATCCGGCCATCCACCAGGAAGTAGTTGAGCGCTATTTCCTTCTTCTCTTCAATCGTTTTAGCGTTAAGCACCCTTAGTAAGGCGTAATGATGGGCGTAATAAGCGAATTTCACGCGCCTTTTGCTTTCTTCTTGCTCTCGATCTCTTTGAATGCTTTCTCTAGGAGATCACGGCTTATTTTCGATGGGTCGATGATTGCTTTTTGCATGGGTTATGCTCCTTTCTTGAGTTCGCGCTGCAGGCGATCAATAATGTAGGCTTGTCCTTTTGGAGTGACTTTCGTAGTCTCCCAATCCCTCGCGCCTTTTGGCGTCTGTCGAACGCCCTTGATTACTTCGAAGATTCCCATTTCAATACCGCGCTGCGTTGGTTCTGTACTGTTCTGGCACACTAAACCCCATGACCGCAATTTGTCGTAAAGTCGTTTCTCGCCAACCATCACGCCGTTTTTACTAGCAAGCTTGGCCACTTCACGAACAAGCATGTTCTTCTCGCTGTCCATGCACGTTTCGGCAAAGGCGATTAGAGGACGATCGGCATCTCTTTGAGCCTGGATGAATTGACGTTCTCGTTCTGCTGCTTCAGCTCGTGCCGTTTCTTCTTTAAGGCGTGTCGCAAGGTTGATAATGAAGTCCGGATCTGTAAGCGTCTTTTCGATTGTTTCCGGTGTCATGTATGCGCCATTCTTACGGATGGATGGGATGACTTCACTTGTGATCCATTTGCGAAAGGCTCGTGCTTCAGGTTTGCGACTTTCAAGGATTACATCATATAGGCCATCTTCATTTACGATTGTTGTATCCTGCATTCTGCCAAGTGAGTCAGGGATGGGGTGATTTGAAATCACATCATCAGACAACCTCCGTTTAATGCCGGCCACTTGATCAATCTCCAAAACTTCGCACACGTCTTTTAAAATGAACCACGGTTCTGCATCTTTCTCGACAATCCTCATTTCTTTCTGACCGAAGCTGAATAGTTTCATTTTCATTACCACCTTCCCTAAATTTGGTTAATCCATTAAAATAGGACTGTTAAGCAGTTTGTACCGAATTAAGCGTTACGCTTAGTTTGGAGTCAAAAAAATTTTCTATCTGCACGTCCATCGCTTCAGCAATCAGGAACACATCATCCAAATATGCGCGTCTGCGACCTTTTGCGATATCAGCATACCAAGATACTGAATGGCCGCACCGTTTAGCAATATGAGTCTTTGTTATTCCTTTTTGTTTCCGTAATTGCTCCATTCTTGCAACCACTATATTCATGTTCTTCACCCCCTCAAATTAAGCGTTACGCTTAGTTATGGGTTAAATATACATTAAGCGTTACGCTTAGTCAACAACAAATTTGCGCTTATCGCTAAACAACTTATTCGTAACGCTTAATGTTGGTATATTGATTATTAGTAAGAAGGAGGTGTTAATCAAAATGAGGACGCTTGGAGAGAGATTAAAACACGCGAGGGTGAAGAAAAGATATACTCAAATTCAAGTTGCGAAAAAGTTGGATATTTCTAATGGTGCTATCTCTGGATATGAAAGGGACTATAGGGATCCAGATACCGTTACCCTAAAAAAACTTGCTGATCTGTATGAAGTTACACCAAATTGGTTACTTGGAAAAGAGGAACAAGATAGTGCGGACTTATTTCTTGATTACTTAGAAATGGAATTAACTGATGAGGAAATAATAGAAAGAATGACATTCAAAATTGATAATATGATACTAGATGAGGACGATGTTAAGGAATTTATTGCATTTGTACGCGCCAAAAGATTCATGAAGACACAACAGTCTGGTTCTTCAAATACTGATAAGCGTTAACGTGTATAGGTTTTAATGTTACTGCTTGTTTTTTTTCGAGATATTCGATAACTTCTTGAGATTCTATACCGTATTTCTTAAATAGTGCAACATCTATAATCAACTCTCGTTTTTCCATGAGCAACACCGTCCTGTCTCTAAGTTGATATACGAACATTTTATACGAACGGACGTTCGCGTACAAGGGTTTTTATTTTACTAATAAATAAGGTGGCACGTTTATGGATCTCAAACCCATAAGCTGCCGAATTCCAGAACACTTAGAGCGTCTAAAACAATCTCAGCAATGGTTGTCCGACCAAACTGGAATCCCGAAGCAACAATTAAATGATTACATAAAGATGCGCCATATTATGGGCATTGTTGTTGCAAAAAGGATTGCAGTCCCGCTCAAGGTTGTGATAGATGACCTATATGAATGGAACTGGCAGCGGAGTAGATGACTCTACTCTCGGGATTGAGTACATAAATTTACGTACTTTTTACTCAAAATAATGACGCTGGAAGCGCTATCACTGTCATTGTATGTCACATTTGACAGGCAAACAATAATCCATTCGTCTTAGTTTTCATAATAAACTCATAATTCTCATCTGTCTGTCGATTTTTGCAAGTAATTTTAAGCGATGACGTTACGCGAATGATTCTCAATATGGGAAATAAAAAGACTCAAACCCACGTATTCTTCGATCAGAAAGGTAATAATCCCTTCCCCCAATGGTAATTTTCCCATTTTTATACTTGTCGATTAGTGTCGTATTCACAATTTGATTTTGGTTTATTTGATAAAAGCCTGAAGGCTCCGTCATAATTCTTCTTTGTTCAATCGTATGCGGAAAGTAATATTCATCATTCCCGACCCGGGCGATATGCCGTCTCGAATTCACATCTTTACAGATACTGAACACTTCCCAAGTTTGGAAATGGTGCAAATTATTTAAATTGTCGAATACATCTATAGGCATAATGAACTCCTTTCTCAATGTTCATTATTTCCAATGTGACGCCGATAGAATACATATATAATAAAAGGGAGAGTGTGAGGTTAATGAATAAGTGGTGGGCAGCTGTTATTTGTACCTTTTTTGTTTGCTTAACCGCAGTTATTGTTTTTTATAATCCGTACCACTATTCCATGTATAATGGTAAATACCCAGTACGAGATAATTGGATAACTGGAAAAACTGAGATAATGAAAGCAAACCCTGATATTAAGTGGAATGAAATCAATTAGCCCCTCTATCGGGGCTTATTTATTAGGAGGTAAGCATGAACAGAGCAGCACTTTACATACGCGTCAGCTCCAAGATGCAGGCCGAGGAAGGATTTTCTATGGAGGCCCAGCATGACATTCTCATGAGTGTCATTGAGAGAAAGGGACTCCAGCTCTATAAGGTGTATTCGGATCCAGCAGTCAGCGGTAAGACATTCAAGCGTCCGGGTGTACAAATGATGCTGCAGGACATGAAGGATGGAAAGTTTGACACTGTAATTATCCACAAGTTAGACAGGTTATCCCGAAACCAAGGTGACTTATACGGATTTATCAACCTCATCAATAAGCTAGATGTACGTCTGATAATTGCAGCTCAAGGATCAGAGGAAATCGACACACGTTCTCCAATGGGTAAAGCGTTCCTCATGTTCTCCGGTATATGGGCCGAGATTTACCTGGACAACCTGCGCGAAGAAACACTAAAGGGATTGACCAAGAAGGCGCAGAATGGCGGCAGGCATATGAGCCGTCCACCGCTCGGCTACATGTTCGATAGCGATTTGAACCTAATTGTAGTCGAGGAAGAGGCAAAGCTCGTCAGAGAGGTATTCACGCTGTATCTGAGCGGCCTAGGACGCAACAAGATAGCGCAGATGATGAATGAACACTCTCGCATGAAGGAAGGCGGCAAATGGGGCGCTAAGGAGATTAAAACGCTTGTCATGAATCCCACCTATGCCGGCTATAACCATTTCAAGCCATCGCATTGGGATGATAGTAAGCGGATCCTCACACAAGGGGCACACCAACCGATAGTAACCATCGAAGAGTATGAAAAGGTGCAAAAAATGGTCAACCGTCGCAAAGCTGGGGAAATGAGCAATAACAGCTACGCATACGCCTATTCCGGTATTTTGAAGTGTGCGAAATGTGGAGCTAACTTCAATGGGAATAGCTCAAAAAAGAGAATGGCCGATGGATCTTATCAGGTGTACAAGGGATACCGATGCCACAACAACTATCTATATAAGACTTGCGATACGCCTACGATATCGGAACCCGCACTTAATCAATTGGTATTTGAACGGGTAATGGTAAGTGGTAACTCGGTCCAGGAGCGCAAGAAGAAGCGAAAGGAGCAATTTGATCTGCAGAAGGAAGTTGAGATATCCAACCGCCGGCGTAAGAACTGGATGATCGCATTAGGAGACGGAAACCTTTCATCCGGAGACTACGCGCAGCTGATCGAGGAAGAAGAACAGCGCATGAACGACATTTACTCGAAGGCGAAGCAAGAGGATGTTTATGAGAGCGAAATACCGGCAGAGGATCTCATTCAGATGCTAATCACGCTTAAGGAGCATTGGAGCTTGCTTGAGGAAGGAACACAGAAGGAATTGATTCAATCCATGTTCCGAAAAATCACGATAGATAAAAAAGAAAACGGCTGGCAGGTCAACGACCTACTAACCGTTTAGGGACTTACGATTCTTAATCCTTCACTCTCCACTTAGATAAAGGCATTCCCATATACAGAATGTCTGTATTTAAGTGGAGGCGAGGGGATTTGAACCCCTGTCCGAAGATCACGCCACACAGGCTTCTACGGGTGTAGTCACAGTTTTGATGTCACCCGAGCAGCGCCCCGTAACCGGCTCTGCGTTGGGTCAGCCTGATTATCTTCTTCCGTCGACCCCAGGCGGAGACCGAAGCGGCGTATCCCACTACTTGTTAGCCCCTAGTCTAGTCACATGGGCGATGCTAGGTAGGAGCACGCTCACAGGTTATTAAGCTGCGAAAGCGTAAGTTGGTTGTTGTTTGCCATTTAATTGGCTTTAGCGTTGATGAAGCAGACGACTCCCTGCTACCCGCAACCCGCGCTCGTCCAATCCCCGTCGAATCCATAAACGCCCCCATTCTCGCATAAACGATTAGCTGCCATGCGGCACTAATGTTTAGCATCAAATGAAGCCTCAGGATTAAGGAGCAGCAAAATGAGCATCATAACTCATGAGATAAAGCCGCTACCGGAATGTTACAGCACGCTTGCTTATTACCTAACTTGTACTGCGTTGCTACTGTCTTAGTATAACACGAAACCCAATCTATTGCGCGTAATTGTTATTGCCAGCGTTGGATGCTCTCATCCATGGAAATCATCAGACCTTCTGCTTCTCCCGAAGCGCACGCTGAATGTCCCGCTGCGCATCTCGTTTAGCGGCAGTGTCCCGCTTGTCGTACTGCTTCTTCCCTTTACCAAGTCCAATCAGCAGCTTTGCATAGCCGTTACGCACATAAATCTTCAAGGGAACAATGGCATATCCTTCTTGCTTGGACAGCCCGAGCAGCTTATGAATTTGTTGCTTATGCAGGAGAAGCTTGCGTGCCCGTGTCGGATCGGTAGGATTATGGATATTGCCTTGCTCGAACGGACTAATGTGCATGTTATGAATGAAGATTTCGCCGTTCCTTATAGTCGCAAACGCATCGCCTATATTGGCTTTGCCGTTTCTAAGCGACTTGATCTCCGTCCCCTTAAGCACCATGCCTGCCTCGAACGTTTCTTCGATGAAGTAGTCATGGGAAGCCTTTTTGTTCTGGGCGAGCTGCTTGCCGTCATTTTTCTTCGCCAT